GGCTCGCCAATCAATAAGCGCAAGTCCCGCAAGGGGCGGCGTTAGGCGTAGTCACAAGAAGGTTCCTTCGTTTTGTGCGGATTTTGAGACGACTACTGTTGAGGATGATTGTCGGGTTTGGTCTTGGGGTATTATTCAGGTTGGGAAACTTCAGAATTATGTTGACGGCATTTCTCTTGACGGATTTATGTCTCACATTTCTGAGCGTGCGTCACATATCTATTTCCACAACCTAGCATTCGATGGCACGTTTATTCTCGATTGGCTTTTAAAGCATGGATATAGGTGGACTAAGGAAAATCCTGGGGTCAAAGAATTTACCTCCTTGATTTCCCGAATGGGTAAGTATTATTCAATCACAGTAGTTTTTGAAACAGGTTTCCGAGTTGAATTCAGGGACTCATTTAAGAAACTGCCAATGTCGGTCGAAGCAATCGCTAAAGCATTTAACCTACATGACCAGAAACTCGAAATTGATTACGAAAAGCCCCGACCAATTGGGTATATCCCAACGGAACAAGAGAAACGATATCAGCGAAACGATGTAGCGATTGTTGCTCAAGCACTCGAAGTTCAGTTTGAAGAGAAGATGACTAAACTGACAGCAGGTAGCGATTCGCTTGCAACATACAAGAAGATGACGGGGAAACTTTTCATTAGACGATTCCCGATTCTTTCACCTGAAATCGATACTGAAATACGAAAAGCATATCGCGGCGGTTTCACTTACGCTGACCCAAGATACTCAAAGAAACTGAATGGCAAAGGTAGCGTGTATGACGTCAACTCACTCTATCCTTCAGTGATGCGAACAGCACTACTCCCCTACGGCGACCCCGTCTATTCTGAGGGCGCCCCTAGAACTAATCGACCGCTTTATATTGCGTCTATTACATTTACAGCAAAACTAAAACCGAACCACATTCCATGTATTCAGATTAAAAAGAATCTCTCATTTAATCCCACACAATATCTTGAGGAAGTAAAAGAACCTACAACAGTTGTGGCAACTAACATTGACATTGAATTGTGGAAAAAGCATTACAATTTTAAGATTTATTCATGGAATGGAACGCTCGAGTTTCGAGGCTCACACGGATTTTTCGACACTTACGTTGATCATTTTATGGAAATCAAGAAGAATAGCACGGGAGGATTACGACAAATTGCAAAACTACATCTAAACAGTTTGTATGGAAAGTTCGCAACTAATCCCGACATTACTGGAAAGCACCCCACACTCAAAGACAATCGAGTATCACTAGTAATGAATGAACCCGAAACACGTGACCCCGTTTATACTCCAATGGGCGTTTTCATTACAGCGTATGCACGCAAGAAAACCATTAGCGCAGCGCAAGATAACTATGAAACGTTTGCTTATGCTGATACGGATTCACTACACCTCATTGGTCCTACCACTCCCCCGGATTCACTGTGGGTTGACCCCGTAGAACTGGGCGCGTGGAAACATGAGAGTTCTTTCACTAAGTCTGTATACATTCGCGCAAAGCAGTACGCGGAAGAGATCGATGGTAGACTAGACGTACACATTGCGGGAATGCCCCGCAATGTGGCCGCCACACTAACATTGGAAGACATGTTGCGCGGCGGCACTTGGAATGGTAAACTGATTCCTGTAAGAGTTCCTGGTGGAACGGTCCTCAAGGACACAACATTTACACTCAAGATTGATTAAGGTTGGTAATCATGGCACGCCCTGTTTCTACTCACGCTACCGCTAAGTTCCGTCTCAGCAAGTCCGTTATCGCTGACGTGGAGGAGATGCACTGGATTCTCCGCAAGGATGAGTCGCAGATCGTTGAGGAGGCCCTTATCGAGTATCTGGCGAAGAATGCTCCCAAGTCTGGCAAGTGAGTCTTGACCGATTGCGAGGAAGCAACCTAATGAACTGGGCCTCGCTCGGTTGGGTAGCACCCCTCAAGTTCACTTTCGGATAGTTGGGTATTGTGGTAGGCTAGGAACGTAAGTTCCTAGCCTACCTTTTTAGGAGGAATTGTGTCAAAGTGGGAAAACGATTATGCGGAAAAGGTGCGCCTACGAGATGAGACCGATAAGGCCCAGGATGCTCGTACTAGGCGGATTCTTGGCGAGAAACTGTATCAGCAGAAAAAGAATGAGGCCAAGGCTAAGGAAGCCGCCAAGCCCTCAGCGAAGGAGGTTGTTAAGGACCCTAATAAGTTTGCGGGGGACGTTAACTCGAAAGTTCAGGAAGGGCTTGGCAAGGAGCGTGAGGAGGACAATAAGAAGGCCGCCGAGGATGAGGCGGGGATGGCTAAGGCCAAGGCGGAACAGAAGGCTCGCCATGAGGCCAATAAGGGCGTCAAGCCTAGCAATCCTGATGATCTCGCTAATCCGAAGAAGGCGGCTGAGGCGGCTCAGAATCAGAATGGTGGTCAGCATACTGATGAAGAGTGGCGCCGCATGGGGGAGGATCCCAAGGATCACAAGGGCGCCCAGGCGTATGATCCGGGTGATACTGACGGTGATGGCGTTGAGGTTTCCGAGGAGAAAGGGAACACTAAGCCGGGTGACCCTATTGTTCCTGAGGATGAGAAGAAAGACCCTTATGCCGATACTAAGGCGGCGTGGCAGAAACTCACTGAGGTTTTCGGCGAGAAGGTGTCTAAACTTCAGACGGAACTTGAGGGGCGTCTAGGACAGGCCCTTGAGCCTACTGAGCGGGAACTCAATAACCCGTTTGCTGGGGACGATGTTCCTGAGTCCAAGGAGATGAAACTTGACGACGTTAAGGCCACACTAGACGCTACGAAGAGTGACGCCGAGAAGACGGTCAAGGGTATCGGCTCTGTAGGTAAGGCCGCGGCCGAGACGGCTGGGGCTGCCGCGAAGGACACTGGAAATGCTATAGTGGACTCATTGGGCATTGACACTAAGGCGGTGAAAGACACCGGGAAGACGTTGGCCGGCCTTTCGGGACTTTTCGCTAGTTCCGATAACGAGAATAGCAAGGTTCCTGATTCTGGCTGGAACCCCAAGTCAATTAACGATCTTTTTAAGGATAACTGATTATGCCGCAGTTGCGTGATGACACTTCAAACATTGACATTCTTAACGCCATTCGCAGTGATGCACGTTACGATTATCAGACGATGGTTCCCGAGGCCACTAAGGCCAATATTCAGGAAACCATTGCGGGGATTATGTCTGACAATATTACTCGCAACGAGTTTATGTCGGCCCTGATTAACCGCATCGGTTCTGTTGTGGTTAGGGACCTAGCATGGAATAACCCGCTTGCTGTTTTCAAGCAGGGTATGATGAACTTCGGAGACACTATCGAGGAAGTTCACATGGACTACATTAAGCCCACGATTTACGAGGAACAGCGCGACTATCTCGAGCGCGACGTTTTCGGGCAGGCTCCTCCCCCGGTTAAGAGTGCTTTCCACACTATTAACCGTAAGGAGAAGTTTAAGATCACGTTTAACCGTGACGTTCTTCGCCGTGCTTTCCTTTCGGACAACGGTCTTTCTGAGATGCTTTCTCAGACCATGGCCGTGGCTGCTTCGTCTGACCAGTGGTCCGAGTTCCTGTACATGACTCGACTGTTTAAGACCTATGAGGATTCTTTCGGCTTCTATCGGATGCAGATTTCCGACATGAATACGTTTGAGCCCGACAAGAATAAGGTTGACGCTGCGCTTAAGGCCCTGCGCGTTGCTGCGAATAAGATGCAGTACCCGACGCCGGCATTTAACAGTGCCGGGGTGCACTCGTTTGCTCGGCCTGAGGACCTGGTGCTTATCACTACGCCCGAGTTTAAGGCCAATGTTGACGTGACCTCACTGTCCGCCGCGTTTAACCGTAGTGATGCTGAGGCTCCGTCTCATATTATTACTGTGCCGGGCGAGACGCTGGGGATGGATGACACGTCTGCTATTCTTACCAGCAAGCAGTTCTTTGTTATTAAGGATATTCTCCTTGAGAACCGGACCATTTCTAACCCTGAAGGTCTTTATGACAACTACTGGTTGCACCACTGGTCTATTCTGAGCGCTTCGCCGTTTACTCCGGCGATCGCGTTCGGGACTAAGCCGAACACGATTGTGGTTACCCCCAAGGCTGAGACTAATGCCGAGATTGCGAACCTTACGGTGACCCGTCCTGACGGCACACAGTCTACGATTATGCCTCCGGGCGCTGTGCGTCAGGCGGCGATTCAGTGGAAGACTGCCCCTGCCAATAAGGGTTATGCGACGGACTGGTACCTTAAGAATGCTAAGTCTAAGGCGACCAAGATTTCCAACGACGGTGTTCTTACTGTTGGACCGGATGAGCCGGACGCGTTCCTTACTCTTGGTGTGAATGTTGACACTAAGGGCGCTAATGGCAGCAAGCCCGTGAATAAGGAGATTAGTATCCAGGTCAGGAAGTAGTCTGCTACAATAGAGCAAGGCCCCAACCGAAAGGGTTGGGGCCTTGCTTGTTTAGGAGGATGTATGCCAAATCAGATTTATGATTTGCCGCCGGATACTATTGCGGGCTTGTCGTTTGATTATAGTGTGTGGTCCGCTGGGACTATGCTTTCTATGGTTAATGTTCCTTTCGATAATACGTATCGTGATATTATTGACTGGAATGCCTACGGTCGTACCCCTAGGGATTATGTGCGTTCATTGCCTAAGCGAAATAAGGTTGAGTTGTCTAAGATGACTTACCTTGCGCAGGGGAGGCCGATTCGTATTCCCACGCCTTTTAGTGTTGCTAATCAGTTTAATTATGTGATGGTTGAGAACCCCGGCAAGCCTGCGGACATGCCTGGCTTTGAAGGGTATACTCCCACAACATTCTTTTATTTTATTACGTCAATCGACTATGTTGCCCCAAACACCACACAGTTAACTCTACAACTTGATGTGTGGTCGACTTACTATTCTCGCGTCAAATTCGGTCGCTCATATCTTGAGCGCGGGCATATGGGAGTTGCGGCAACCGACGCAAATGATAACTATGGTCGCAAGTGGCTGGTTCAGCCCGAAGGACTTGACACGGGCGGCGAGCATCGTGTGATGAGGACGTACCGGAAAACGTTGGCGCGCGTAAAAGAACGCGAGTATGTTGTTGTAGTTACTTCCACAATCAATCTGGCGAAGGCCGCTGGTTATGGTACGGAGTCAGACCCAAAGTTGAAGATGGCAATTCCTAGTAATGCTGAAGGACTCCCTAACGGCACAACTATTTATGCATGCGATTTTACAAACTTTAAAGAAGCAATGACGGGATTGACACAGTTTCCATGGATCACCCAAGGAATTGGGTCAATCACGATTGTTCCTCGAGACGTTATTGACTTGCGCGCAGGGTCCCCCGTAGATGTCGGGAGCGATGGCAATAAGGGCACTTGGTACATTATGAATAATTCCAGTGTCTATATTACTAGAGACTACTCGCTTAATGACGCGAACTTTAGAGACGAACTACTTAGTTATCTTCCTGAGGAGTATCGGCAGTTCAGAAAGTTCGCCACGGCCCCCTATTGCATTCTTGAGTTGACCACATATTCTGGCAATCCCGTTGAATTTCGTCCTGAGTCAGTCAAGACCCCAGGGCTCAAGATTAGGCAGTATTCACACATTGCGCCACCTAACCCTTCAATGTTTTTTACTTTGCGTGACTACAACACAGTTCACACGGGAAACATTGTTGACATTTACGATGGGAAAGTGACTGAAGACATTGGCGAAGCGTGGGATATGTGTACTGGCTACACGTCACTGCCAGCGTTCTCTGCCGTAAACAACGCCTCCCTGAACGCCCTTGCATCCAGCGCTCACACGGCTGCGGCACAGGTCAATAATGCGAAATGGCAACAGCAACGCGCCCAGCGTGCTGCCACGGCCAGTCGCGATATTGCGAATGCAGGGATTGCTGCAACTGCTGCTGGGGCAGAAAACTCTATGTGGGGTAATTCTGCTATGGCTGATTCTCAGTCTCGCTATAACAACATGAGGGCTACGGTTCAGGCTGCGCAGGGTGGAATGACGGCACTTGGCGGGGCGCTGAATCTTAATGGTCAGGCTGTTGGTGCTGGAATGGCGCAGGCTGCTACTGCCGGTGTTAACGCGATGATTTCCAATTCTCAAGCACAGTCTACGGCCAATATTCAAAACCAGTTGGCCAGTGGCGCGTCTCAGATTAGTCAGACACAGCAACGTTCTGTACGAGATACTAATTATGACCTCGCACAGTTCACTGCTAATGGGGACTACGAGACGGCTATCGCGTCTATTAATGCTCAACGGCAGGACATGCAGGTAATTCCGCCCAGTGTTGTAGGACAGACGGCGGGGTATGTGTCTCCGATGGTTGCACACGGGTTTGTTATTGATTGTCGCGTGCGATTCGTTTCTGAGAATGCCATGCACGCAATCGGTCAGTTCTGGTTGAGGTATGGTTATGTGATGAATACTTGGATTAAGATTCCAGACACACTGTCTCTCATGACAGAGTTTACATATTGGAAATTGGTTGAGTGCTACCTCGAAAAGGGTGACATTCCTGAGTCGTTCAAGGGAACAATTAGGGGCATCTTTGAAAAGGGTGTGACCGTATGGCGATCCCCTGATAGAATTGGTAGGACGGCGCTCAAGGACAACAGAATCGACACTAGGGTTAAGGTGAGTCTGAATGCCTAAAACAGATTACGTTAAGAACGGCATCTATAACAAGATTATGCTTAAGCCTCCGTCTTCGAGCGAAGCACGGCAGGCCCAGTTGGAGCACATGTACCGTCGTCAGTTGATGGGCAAGTGTCTTTCCCGGTTTACTTGGGAGGGACTTCCTAATGGGATTGACCCTCGATTCATTGAAGCAACTATCTTCAACAACGGTTACTCGGTTTTCTATTTCGACACGATGTTTGAAATGTTTATGGCGATGCCTGCAACGATTTCTGGTCCGCTTGATATTCAGGATAACCCTACTGGCTATCGAGTTTCTCGCAACGGGATTTACTCGCGCGAGATTAGTGCTTCAGACAGTGTATGTATTTGGGGCAACCAAGTTCGCGAACCGGAGATCGACCTGGTGCTGTCTTACGCTGCTAGACTCGCACAGATTGACAGAACAATCGAGATCGATCTACTTAATGAGCGCAACCCAATGATTGTTGCTTGCAGTCAGGACCAGCGACTCACTGTTCAGAATCTTATTTCTAGGATTTATGATGGTGAACCCGTTGTGTGGGGTACCGAGAATCTTTCTATGGATAATCTTGCTAACATGATTGGCGTGTTTCCACTAAACCAGAATGCTGGTGCGGGCGCTGTTTCCTCAATCAAGCATATGGAATCCAAGTCTAAGATTTGGGGCGAAGCGCTTACAATGCTCGGAATTATGAATGTTAATTCTGAAAAGCGTGAGCGTATGGTGGTTGAGGAAGCGAGTGCGAATTCTGGACAGGTTCTGGCGTCTCGTGAGTCTTTTATGAAGCCACGGGAACTTGCTTGTGAACAGATTAACGAGAAATTTGGTCTCAACATTTCTTGCTCATGGGCTGTTGACGATAACGCTTCCCCGAATCTTTCGGACTATATGGCAGAACTCAACACAACTACTTATGGAGGGGAGAATGTCGGTAACGACAATAATGCTGCGTGACGTTGTTAAGTTAACAAACGATCATATTGGGTTGGACAACTATCCCATCTTTGATGAGGAGTATCGCAAAACGCTGAATGATCGAATTAAACGTGAATACTGGTTACAGGAAATTGCGCACGAGACAATCGACATATTTGTCTGGCGTCTCTCACTTAAAATGGATTTGATTATGCCTCGGTATAATCGAATGTATCTTGCCGAGTTGCAGAACACTGACCCGCTTGAAGGGAATAGGCACTATTCGCGTACCGGTCAGGACGGTAAGTCTCAGAACTCTGGAATCAACCACCAAACCGGTAACGGTAGTGGAACCAACGAATCGAAGGGGCGCACGGTCGGCTCAGACACTCCTCAGACACGTCTAGCGGGCGATGGGGATTATGCTACGAGTATCAGTGACGCCAGTACTGGTGGCAGTTCTACTTCTCGTAGCGAGTCTGACAGCACGTCGTCGTCCTCCTCGAACTACAGCAACAACCAGAACTCTGAGTCCTGGGGTTATTCGGGGAGCAAGGCGCTGGCTATTGCGGAGTATCGCAGCACTTTGCTTAATGTGGATGACCTAGTTATCCACGAACTAAGTGATCTGTTTATGGGAATCTGGGACGGCGACTCAACTAAAACTCCCGGGGGTCTTATCGGGAGCGGTCTTATTGGATATGGCATTGGAGGATACTATGGCTACTGGTGATGAAATTATTGACAACATTGATCGGGCTATGTGGCGGGTTAATTCGCGCTCGATTAACAATATAACTCCGTTTACTTACAGCGACGGGCTTACCTACATTGACGTGCTTGAGCGCATTCGAGCAAGCGTACTTGATGTAATTGCATTCACCAACACGTTCGGTGAGGAACAGGATAAGGTTATCAAGCGAATCAATGAAGTTGTTAATAACTTCATTGGTGAGATGGAGAAGACTCACGCCAAATGGGACGCGCAAGCGGAAAAGCGTCGTGTCGCCATTGAGTCTAAGATGAACGATTTTCAGAACAAAATTGTTACCGCAGCATTTATTGGCGACGACAATGGAAACACTGTCTCCGCTCCCACAATTGGTGGTGCAAGGTTAAAGGTTCCTTCGAAGAAGTGGCAGGACAGTATTGATTCTCAGGTAAGTGAGATCAAGTCCGCCGCAACAGCCCTAAGTAGTGACGTCAATTCTCGTATTGCCACACTTAAACAAAGTGTTGACAACGATTTTTACAACAAAACTGCAAGCGATAAGCGATATGACCCTGTTCATCGCGTCCTTTATCCACACTCAATTATCATCGGTTCCTCCAACGCGGAACCTCGCGGATGGCCTAATGGTGTTTGGGAGCGATGGTTGACCGCTAAGGGAGAGATTCCCCATAACTATGGATATTCGGGTGGCGGATTTACAAGCACGTCTGACAACAACTTCAATACACAGATTGATCGCGCGATTTCTGGGCTTAACGCAAACACTCAGCGTCTTACTGGACAGATCTATGTTATTGATATGCTTAATGACATTCGTGGACAGAACGACATTAAGTCTTCCGCCCAAACGTTTGTCCAGAAATGTGTTCATAGTTTCCCGAACGCGAAGATCTACGTTATTCCCGTTCTCTACAACGAGCATTCGCTGAACAACAACTGGGACATGGCCATGAACTGTGCCAAAGCAACCAACACAATCAAGGAAGTCCTTGAGCCGTACGGGGGTCTAGTTTGCGAGGGGTCACGCTCATGGTTCCATAATGGAAAAAATGCGCGGTACTTCCCGGAGGAAGCCGGTGTCCACTTCGCTCAGGCTGGCTACGAATTCGCTCAAAGACAGTTTGACAACTGGCTTGAAGGTGGTTCTGGCTGGATTGACTATGGTTGGCACAACCTTAAGGATGGGACTAATTATGCTGTAGTCAAGAACGACAACAATTTGCAGGCATATGTTGCCCGAAAAGGTGACATGGTTATTGTACACGGAATCTTTTCCATGGTCTCCGCATCTCAATACGCAACACTATTCAAACTACCTGCTTGGGCAAGGCCGTACAGGAACATGTACATCCCCTCATGGGACGCCATCACGGCATTTCCGCTCATCGCCGACGTCTCTGGAAACCTGATTGTCAGCACCAACGTTAGTTCCGACAAGACACTAGGATTCAACGGGACCTATCCCGTGTTCTAAGCACAGTCCCTCCCTGGTATAATCCAGGGAGGGACTATTGCTTAGGAGGAAATGTGGCTTGGGATGCTACCGCAAAGAAAGTTGCTGTTAAGGCGATCGGGCAGGTTGAGTCGTCGCTGAACTACGCCGCGATCAACTACAACGACCCAATTACGGTAGGTATGGCGCAGTGGTACGGGACGCGCGCTGCGGCCATCCTGAACCGCATGCGTGCCGCACATCCTACCGAGTATGCGCGAGTGGATGCTGGGCTGCGTAGTCGCTTGGAGACGGTCTCGGAGGGATCGAGTTCGTGGAACACGTACTACCTGAGTCGGCAGGCTGGGGACAGTCTCCGTGACCTGTTGCTAGCGTCTAAGGATATTCAGGGCGACCAGATTGTTAAGGACCTTGAGTCGTATTTCAGTGTTGCCAAGCAATATGGTATTAACCCTGAGACAGACACTGATGCATTCATTCTCTGGTGTGTTGCATACCACCAAGGCCCTCGATATGCGTTGCAGGCGGCTAATAACTATTCTGGTGGTGGTCTTAATGCCATGTATAACGCAATTATGTCTAATGGTGTTCTAGGGCAGTACTATAACCGCTACAATGGTGCCAAGAACATCATTGCAAACAAAGACACGAGCGGCGTTGACGTTGGAGCAAGCGGTGTTAGTACCCCCGGAAACGGTGGAAGTGTTGGTGAGAACAATCAACAGGTTAGTATTGAAGGCGGAAAAGTCGTCATTACTGCCGACGACTCAAACATCCTCACAATGAGATCAAAGTTTGGCACTCACCGGCTGTACTCGCGCGGACACAATCTGTGGGAAGTAAATATAGGGGAGATCGTTCAGAACATCACCGGCGGTCAGGCAGGTGCTCCTAACCAGGGCGGTGGAGGTGGAGGCGGTGCAGTCCCCTCCGACGGCTCCAACGGCGCTAAGGCACTCGCATGGATTCTGGCCAGGCTGGGCAAGTTCGCCTACTGCCAGTGCCCCGGCAGACAGGACCCTGACCATTCGGGGATCACTGACTGTAGTGGCCTCATGTATGCGGCCTACAAGGCCACCTCAGGAACGTTCGTAGGCACATGGACAGGCGACCAGTACTTCCGCGGGCAAGCCGTCATCGAGCGTGGCAGCGGGGCTATGACGGCCGCCCAGAAAGCGCTGTTGCGGCCGGGGGACATGATTGTTATGGCGTGGCGCTCCACTGGCAGTGTCTACCCTGAGACAGACCATGTGGAGATGGTTGTGGACCAGAACACCACTGTTGGTCACGGGGGCAACCCGTATTATGGTCCCGTTAAGAAATCTATAGACATTCTGAGCGCAACGCGCTGGTGGACAGTAAGGCGACACTGATGAAGAAAAAGTTTTCCTATTATTCATTCTCTAATGTGCTCTCGTACGCAGGAGTATTTAACATGATCATGGGCGCCCGAGGTCTCGGAAAGACCTACGGCGCCAAGAAGATCGTTATCAAGAACGCAATCAACAAAGGTCAGCAATTCATTTACCTTCGACGCTACAAGACAGAACTCAAGGGACGCAACAGTTTCTTTGCCGACATTCAGCACGAATTTCCCGATGAGGAATTCCGTGTAGAAGGGCAGTATGCGCAACGCAAGGTGGGGAAGAAATGGGAGACCATTGGATACTTCATTCCACTTTCCACTGCACAGGCAAACAAGTCAATTGCCTACCCGAATGTGTACACTATTATCTTTGACGAATTCATCATTGATAAAGGGTCACTCCGATATCTCCCCGATGAAGCGAAAGTCTTCATGGACTTTTATTCCACTGTAGACCGGTATCAGGATAGAGTTCGCTGCCTTATGCTTTCCAATGCGGTCAGCATCATGAACCCCTACTTCATTCGATTTCACATCGAGCCCAAGGAGGGAATCAGTCGTCACGCTGAAGGATTCATCGTCACCGATTTCGTCAACAGCGAGCAATTCCAGTCCGAAGTTGCACATACTCGATTCGGCTCGTTCATCACTAACTATGCTGAAGACTATGCCGACTACTCCATCTCCAACAAATTCGCCGACAGCTATGACGACTTTGTCATGAGAAAAACCGGAAAAGCCAAATACGCATTCTCACTACGATGCCCCGACGGAGAGGTCTCCATATGGATCGACGGAGGCACATGGTTCGCCCAGCGTCGCCAACCGCGAGGGGAGCGTGTAAGATGGGCCTATAAGGTCTCTGACCTGCGCGAGGGGGAGAGGTTGCTCATGTATGGTGACAAAGTTCTATCAATCATGAGAAGCACATACCGAAAGGGGCGCCTTTTCTCAGACTCACCAGAGACCAGAAACATGTTCGCTGAAATTTTTGTCCGATGATACACGTAAACCCCACAACAATTGACGTCGCCCTAATTCTCGGCGTCATATCCCTAATCACAATCGCAGGGCGATTCGTCTACCGAGCAAGCCGATTCATGGATCACCTTTCCTCCATGCTAAACGCCTGGGACGGAAACGACGGAATGCCCAGCGTACTAGACCGGCTTGAAGATATTGAAGACAAACTGAAAGACGTACAATATCACGTCAAGCCAAACCACGGCGGCTCAAGCGTAGACGCGCAAAACCGCCAACTAAAAGAAATCATCACCTACCTCAAGGAGAAAAACAATGGGTGAGCACGA